TTGAAGCTGGTTATACGTGAAGCCTGGGAAGCCTGGGAGAAATCCAAGGAAGACTACCACGGCAAGAGACAGACACAAGTCGGACTGCCAAACGAGAATCCTGCAACTGGGCAGGTAACGATGGAGACCGTCAAGGCGATAATGTACGATGCTGAGAAGCGAGGGCTCGGAGACCCAAGGTATCTTGACATCATCCTAAAAGCTGAGACGCAAATCTGCAAGCTGCTCGGACTGGATAAGGTTGTACTTGATTTGAACGCAGGATTCCAAGGCGGCATCGAGGTACGCTACATCAACTCGGGGCACGAGTGTGCATCCAGCGAGCAGGAAGTAATCGAGCGTGAGGGATTGGATAAAGATTAATTTTACCATAAATTGTTTTAAGTTTTAGTTTGTTTGAAGAATGGCACTATTTGACGTTATTGGTGAGTTGTATGCCCCGAATGCGGACGTGAAGCCAAGGTTTCTCGTGAACCAAGGCGGTACGTCCTCGGGGAAGACATACACCATTATGCAGCGTCTTATAGTGCTTTCTTTTGAGCATCCGATGGCAATTATCACGGTGTGCGGTCAAGACCTCCCGAACCTAAAGGTGGGAGCAATGCGAGACCTCGACACCATCCTGCACACAAGGGCTGAGCTGCTGGACTGGTTCAAGAACAACAAGAGCGACAGCAGCTACCGAGGAAAGAACGGTTCAATCATCGAGTTCAAGAGCTACCAGGATGCGCAGGATGCCAAGAACGGTAAGCGAGACTACCTGTTCGTGAACGAGGCGAACGGTGTGCCCTACGAAGTGTTTTGGCAGCTTGCCATCCGAACCCGAAAGCAGGTGTTCATCGACTACAACCCAAGCGCAAGGTTCTGGGTGCACAACAACATCATCGGAAGGGATGACTGCCGTTTGATACTGAGCGACCATCGGAACAACAGATTTCTGACTGAGCAGGAGCACAAGAAAATTGAAGAGATTGACGACCCCGAACTGTGGCGAGTTTATGCAAGAGGACTGACCGGAAAGATAACCGGACTTGTATTCACCAACTGGGGCATCGTTGACAAGCTGCCACCAAGGGAGGAGTGGAAGATGGAGTGCAGGGGTATGGACTTCGGATTCACCAACGACCCGACAGCACTGGAGCACGTTATTCTCGCACACGGTGAGCTTTGGGTGGATGAGGAAATCTACCAGCCCGGACTGACGAACGAAGACATCGCAGACCGATGCAAGGAGCAAGGACTGACGAAACGAGACCTCATCATTGCGGATTCGGCAGAACCTAAGAGCATTCAGGAGATACACAACCAAGGTCTGTGGATAATACCAAGCACCAAGGGTAAGGACAGTATCAACAACGGCATCGACATCTTGAAGCGTTTCCGCATCAACATAACAAGACGAAGCCACGGCATCATCGAGAATATGCAGCAATACAAGTGGAAGAAGTCAAGGGATGGAGAGACAACGAACCAGCCTATAGACGCATTTAATCACGGTATAGACGCAATACGATACGTAGCCTTAAAGAAGCTATCTGTGGCGAGCCACGGAACGGCTAGGGCGCACGTATTAAGGCAACAATAACTACGACAAAATTATAAAGCGTATGGATAAGAACACTACATTCAAGTATTGGCTGGCAGTGGCAAGGCACACCAGCTACAAAATCGGCAAGCAGCCACGACCAGCTTTTGTCGGAGGAAAACAAGTGCCCGGCAATCTCAACCAGCTATCCATCGGGCAGCTAATAGACCTTTCCCAGCTATCCGACAGCGAGGAAAGTCTGTATCAGATAGTGACAACCGTCCTCGGTCTGAGCCACAAGGAAGTGGAGCAGGCTATGGCGGTTGATGTCGTTATGCTCATCGGCTGGGTAACATCAGAGGTGGAGCGCATCAACAAGCTCTTCGAGAGCACCGACACAGTGAAGCCAACGAGGCTGGAGAAGGAGGCAGGCATCGACACCCTGCGCTTCGGCTTGTTCGGCATGCTGGACTGGTATGCGGTAAGGATGGGCATCAGCGACCACGACCAAGTTCTGAAGACACCGTGGCTTCGCATCTACAAGTGTATGGAGATGGACTACAAGAGAAGTCTCTACGAGAGGAACCTGCAGAAGTTGCAGGCGGAGGAAATGAAACGTAAATCCAGATAATTATGGCAACAATCAGAGAAATATTAAAGCAGTTGGCAGCAGACACGCTACCGGACTACACCTACCTTTTCGAGGATTGGGATACTGCGGACACCAAGCTGGAGAAGCTGAGCTACCCGGCAATCGTGTGCATCATACCAGCAAGCGGCACGACAGAGATACGCAACGGCAGGGTTTACGACACCGTGAACGTTGCCCTGGCTTATCTCGACACCGTACCGAGGGGAGCGGAAGGAGAAGACAACGGAGAGTGCATCGACCGGATGAAGGTGGCAGGGGCAAGGATGATACGAGCCATCAACCAGTCGCACCAGTTTGAACCGCTGGAGGGGCAGCAGTACTACGATACCATCATCGAGCGGCTGAGCACGATCGTGTCGGGCGTAATGTACTCCCTGCAACTGACACAGAGCATAGGAGGGTGTGAGGTATGAGTAAGGGAGGTATTCAATTCGACACCAAGGCGGCATCGCTGATAATGAGGGAGGAAGTGGAGAGAGCACGGCAGCTTATCATCAACCACATCAGAATCAACGGACAGAACGCATCGGGGCGCACCATAGCGAGCCTAAAGGTGGAGCAGCCCAGCGAGGATGAGACCATCCTTTGGGGACACAAGCCATTCGGTGTGCTTGAGACTGGACGAAGGGCAGGAAAGATACCATACGGATTCCGTGGCATCATCCGTCAGTGGATGAAGGACAAGGGACTGCACGGCACACCTATCCCCTACAAGACCCAGCGACAGCACAAGTACACACCGCAGGAGCGTGGCGATATGAGTATGGCAGGGGCAATCGCCCACACCATCGCCAACAAGGGTTCTAGGCTGCACCGCACTGGCGGCAGGGCTGACGTGTACAGCAACGTTGTGCCCGACACGATGAAACGGCTGGGGCAGCGACTTATTTTCTTAATCCACCAGTCGGTGGGGAGTATCAAACTAAACAATGAGACGGTATGAGACAGACAACGAAAAACGGCATCACGATTAAGTATGCGGACGCTGTAGGCTTCGCATTCCTTCCCTGCATCATCAAGGCAAGCGGCTCGGGCGTTGCGAGCATCGAGACAACCATCAGCAGGGAGACCAGGGCGCACACGTACAGCGTGGAAGCGTTTGCAGATAACTGCATTATGGACTACCGGGAATATGTGCAGGCACTCTTCGATGGCATCAGCTTCGGGAACATCGACTACACCAAGGTGAGCCAGCAGAGCAAGCTCGGGTCAGTGTTCAATATTTCCGTGAAGGTCAAGAACAGCGAGGGGAGCGACATCGCGACATTCAGCTACACGACCTTCTACGTGTGGGGAGCGATGAGGGCAGGCGAGACGTGGAACGGATTCAAGAGGCTCACTTGGTTCACGCATTTTCCATTCTCCTTTGGTCTTTATACCAATGCTGCTTCCCAGATACTTGTCGGCTACGAGGGAGCACCAAACAAGTTAGTCAAGCCGGGCATCGCTGGCATCGTGGACATCAGCGCCAGCGTTCTACCAAACGAGGCTAGGTACTGGAATATCTACGACTATGATGGAAAGATAGAGCAGGGAACGTTCACGGACGTTTTCGACCTTACCTTTGCGATGGAGAGCGGTGGCAAGCAATCTCTCCTTGCAAGGATAGAAAGGAACGACACGGAGGAGGGCATTTATCTTCGTTGGGTTGACCGACACGGCTTTTACCGTTACTGGCTATTCACGCAAGGCGATGAGAGCAGGGCGATAAGCAGCAACACAAGCTTCATTCGCAACAACCTCGGAGGGTATGACGATACGATATTCGGCTTCCTTGGAGTTAACGGAAGACGGCAGGGCTACAGCAGAGAGGACACCATACCGCTTTGCGCACCACTGGTGGACAGCGATACGTTCGATTTCCTGCAAGACCTAGCCAGCAGTCCGGTCGTGGATATGTACCTCGGGGGCAACAAGTGGCAGAGCGTGACAATCAAGGCAGGAACGTACACCAAGACAACGGCAGAGTTGCAGGATTTCGTCTGCAACCTGGTTATTAACAATACACAGATTCAGCAACTATGACAGACCAGCAACTTTACATCGATGGCATCTTGATGGATATGAGCGAGGAAACGGCAATCACGCTCGACATCAAGAGCAACCTTTTCCGTGACATCACGAAAATGACCGCCAACACGACATACACCATCAACCTGCCCAAGGGCGGTGCTGGAGTTCGCAGGGAAACCGAGCACAAGCAGCAAATACCCCTATATTTTCCACACAGCACGTTATTTCCGTAACGGACTGGAGATTATCCGCAACGGAAGGGCAAGCGTCCTGAGCGTAAAGGAAACCATCGAAATTTCGATTTATTGGGGATTGTTCCAGGCACTTGCAACGCTTCAGTCGTCTGACTTGAAACTGAACGAATTAAATTGCACGAAGTATCTGCGGTTCAACAGAAACAACAGCTCCTACACCTACGAGAAGGCGATTTCCGAGGGAGTTTTCTATGGAACCTATGACCCTGCAGCGGTCAAGACATCAAGCGAGGATTGGCAGGGCTATGACCGCAACGTTGGAGGGAACAGCAACACGACATATTCACTCGTTGACGGCAAGATAAGAACAGGAACAGAGGTCGGAATATATGTATCTGGAGAGGTGCTGACCGATGGTGCCTATCGGTGCACAATCATACCTTTCGAGGCTGGAATGAGAGCAACAATCAGCAAAGTGTTGGGAAAGGGGGACTATCGAACCTGGGCAATACTCGATATCAACAAGAACATCGTGAGCCTTGCTGCGGATGCAGGAACAACCGAGGCGGAAACCAATCCGACCATACCAGCACCCGAACCGATTTTGCCAGCAACAATAGGTGCAGGCATCCTTTGCGCCAGTGGAGACACGAAAACTGCTATGACGACTATCAGCATCCGATTTGCATTGATGGACGAAGCACCAGCAGGGCAGGTGGAATACGGAAGCTACGACCCTGCAACCGGGTTTACGGAAGCCTGGGGAGTGGAAGACATACCAGCAGACAAGGGTGGAACAGAAATCACGGTGAACGTAACCAGGTATAAGCAGGCTGGAAGGCTAATTTACGTTAAGCCATCAAGGGATGGAATGCTCTACTGGATAGAAGGAGAAGGTTCGGAAAGCAACTACTACGTATCGGGTGGAATACAATACAAGACATCGAGATTCGCACCATACAGCGTGAAGTACACCAGCGAGAGTGAGCCAATCGATATAGACCTTCAAGCACCAGCCACGGCAGAGTGGCTGGTCATCAATGCAATCAAGGAATACAGCACCGGAACGACCATTCAAGTTAAGAGCGAGACGGAGAACCGGGCGAAAGCCAGCAGCAGGGAAGTACAGACTTCTTCGAGCGGTGGCACGTTTGACGGAGGCGGTTCATTTGGTGGAGGTGGCTCTTTTGGTTATTCCGACAAGGGAGCAATCCAGCCAAGCGTGACGGCACAATATATCCTAGACCTTATCACGGCACAGACCGGGGTTGCATTCGGATGGAGCAGCCATGCGAAAGAAACCATCAAGGGGCTTGCTGTCCCATTAATTACGAGGAAGGCAGATGCACAGACGGTCGTAGGCAGCTTTGAGGGTACTTTCATCGCAACAACGAACCTAGGCATTCTCGGATTCCAGCCAACGAGCCTATCGGAGGTCTTCGAGGGACTGGAACTTGCGACCAGATACAGCCAGCTGAAAGTAAAGATTGCCTGCACGATGATTTTCGATGTTCAGATGAACTGGTCGTGGGACGCATCGAATGCACGACCGAATGGGCACATCGGAAACTCTTACGAAGGCTCTACCGAATGGAACGGAGTATATCAGTATGATCCTTGCTACGTTGAAATCAAGGTTGTTTCAAAGCATACGAGCGACCAAGAGGAAAGCGAGTACACCAAGACATACATCGCAGGCAAGGAGATAGACGAAGATGACGCTTCTTCTAGAAGGTATATTACAGACTACGACTCGGACAAGGTAAACGGACGGTTCATACACCTTGCAGCAGGGCGAGGGGAGATTCAACTTGAAGAGGGCGACATCGTGACCTTCGAGTTTAAACACTACGGTAAAGGGGTCTTGAGAGGTTTGCGTGGGTACAACGGACGCATTTCTGCAAGCATCAGTCAGAGCGATGAAGTACCCTACGGAGGTAATTTCCCTATCGGAAAGAACCTGCCCGACATCAAGGTAACGGATTTCCTGAAGTGTATCTGCATTCTGACATCAACGTTCCCAAGCCAGCGATTCACCGATGGAAGACTTGCGTTTGCGGACATCGTGAGCCTATGGGAAGCCAAGGCGCAAGCGGTGGACTGGACGAAGAAGCTCATTCCAAGCGAAGCCTGCAACCATCCAAGGCAGACGGATTTCAGCGTAGAGGACTATTGCCAGCATAACATTTACAAGTGGAAGGAAGACGATACCGTCTTTCAGAAGCACGATGCGGATATGGAGATAGACAACAAGACGCTGGAATATACGCAGGACGTTTGCACGCTGCCATTCGCTGCCACGGACGGAAACCGCATACCGATATACGAGTGGGAAAGTGTGCAACGCACCTTTGGTAGGACCACGTTAATGGTACAGACAGCCACCAAGTACAAGGCGTGCAAAGACCGAATTGTGAACCTTGCAAAAACCGATGCCGGCTATGCGGCATTGGCTTTCAACATCGACCTGCAAGGTATATTCGACAGCAAGCTTGATAAGCTGAGAAAGACAGTGGCGAACCCACACCAGATTGTGGAGCGTTTCAACCTTTCCGATTTGGAGATACTGAACTTTGACGAAACGAAGCCAGTGTACCTTGCCCAGTACGGAGCGTATTTTGCTGTTCTCGAAATCAAAACAACAAACAGCGGATATTGCGAGGTTACAATGATAGAGTTGAACAACTAAAAAGAACGAACTATGGTAAGTGAAGACAAACAGCAGATACTTGACATCAAGGTCAAGTACGAGGATGCAATCTATGGCATCATCAGATACAAGGAGAAGATAGACCAGCTAAAGCAATCCATCAAGGACTTGCAGCAGCAGGAAAAAGACAAGACCATCACGACCAACGAGATGAAGGTGCAGACGGAAGCCATCAACGCAACCATCAAGGAGTATCAGTACAACGTGCGTACCCTGCAGAAGGAGATCCAGAACAACGTGCGCACAGAGAACGAGCAGGAGGGCAGCTTGAAGCAGCTGCGTGCCCAGCTTTCAAATGCCACCAAGGCTTACGATGAGATGAGCCGTGCCGAGCGTGATAGTTCCAAGGGTCAGGAGATGCAGGAGCATATCCAAGACTTGATAGAGGAGCTGAAAGAGGCAGAGGAGGCTACTGGAAGATTTCAGCGCAGTGTCGGCAGCTATTACGATTCCATGATGAAGGCGGCTGACGACCTACAGAATACCGAGTTTTTCGGTTTTGATGTTGTTGATGATACCGGAATCGGAAAGGTTATGGAAATGGGAAAGTCCGTGGAAGACCTAAGGGTAAAGTTTGGCGCGTTGAAAAATACGGCTCTTTCCTTATTGACCAACCCTTATTTCCTCGCCATGGCAGGTGTGGCTGGTGTCGGAATGGCTTTCAAATGGTTCTATGACTACAACAAGGGCATAGAGGAAGCCACACGCAAGACCATGCAGTTCACTGGGCTTTTCGGTGACGAAATGAAATCAGTGAGAAATCAAGCCTTGGCAATCAGCGAGACGTTTGACGTGGATTTTGGCGAAACCTTGCAATCCGCAAATGTAATGAGCAAGCAGTTTGGCATCAGTGTATCAGAATCGCTAAAGCTCTTGCAAGATGGCTTTGTGGCTGGTGCGAATGCTAGTGATGAGTTCCTAGAGAACGTGAAGGAATACCCAACGTACCTGAAGGAGGCTGGATTGAATGCGGAGCAATTCGTGGCAATTTCAACCAACGCCACCAAGCAGGGAATATTCTCTGATAAAGGTCTTGACACCATCAAGGAGGGTAATCTTAGACTTCGAGAGATGACTACCGCAACAGCAGCCGCATTGGATGGCATAGGTATATCAAGCAAGAAAGTTCAGAAAGAACTGCAAAACGGTAGCAAGACCACATTCGACATCATGCAGGAGGTCGGTAACAAGCTAAAGGAGTTCCCTGCTTCATCAGCCAAGGTAGGAACAGCCATCGCAGATATATTTGGTGGTCCGGGAGAGGATGCAGGACTAAAGTACATCGAGACCCTCGGAGACATTGAGATGAACATGGATAAGGTCAAGGAACAATCCAGTGATGTTGCCAAGGCTCAGGAAAAACAGGTGGAAGCCAACAAGCGTTTGAAGGATACCGCAAGTGCACTCTTTGACGTTACTGGTGGCGGCTTTGAAATGATGAAGGCTCATGCGGCAACATTCGTGAGCAACCATCTAACGAAACTATTGAGGGCAATCATCAACCTTTATAACCAAAGCGTGGCATTTAGGGGATTGATTCAGTTGATAGGCTTTGCGTTTAAGTCTGTCGGGCAGGTTGCCTTGGTTGCCTTCAACATCATCATAGATGCCATTAAGCTTGTTGCAAGACCAGTGAGGGGACTGTTGCAGATGTTTGAGGGCTTTTTCTCCTTTGACGTGAAGAAGATGCGAGACGGCTTCTACTCCATCTTTTCGGGTCTTGGCAATACCGTTATGGAGGCTTGGGGAGACTTGAAGAAATTCGGCAGCGGAATGGCTGATGCTATCGTGGGTGGCATGAAGAATACTTTTAACCATGCTAACATCAAGATACCAGTCAGCGCAGATGCGCCATCCATGGCGACCGCCACAACCGACAAAACAAAGCTCAAGGACGGCACTAATATCGCCAGCACTACCCCTAAGACCAAGAAGGAGAAGGCAGCAGCCGACAAGGCGGCAAAGGAGGAAGCCGAGCGCAGGAAGAAGCAGGAGAAAGAATTGCAGGCACAGATTGCACTTATCCAGTATCAGTACAACGAGCAGGTAATGGACGCAAAGAAGCGATACCTCGCAGGTATGTACGACAACGAGCGAGACTACAGCAACGACCTGGAGCAGCTGGAGAAGGATATGGTGGCACGAAGCATTGACGCATACGTGGCGGCTGGGCAAATCGGAGCGGAAAAGGCGCAGGAAATGCAGGCAAAACTTCTCGATATCATGATTAAGGTGAAAGAGGACATCAAGAACCAAGCCAAGGAAATTGTGGACGAACTCAACAAGGAGTTCGAGGAAGCAGAGAAGAAGCGAAGGGATGCGGACATCATGAACGGTGGCACTGGAGAGGAAGACGATGCAGCCAAGCTGGAGAGATACAAGGCTTTCCTAGAGCAGAAGCTAGCAATGACCCAAGAGAATGTTGAAGCGCAGAAGCAGCTACAGCAGGAACTGCACGATACAACTATTGAGTTGCAAGCCGATGAAAACAAAAATCAGCAACAGAAACTTCAAAAACAGAACCAAATGATAGCCGATTATATCTTGGCAATCGGTGATGGGTTGGCTGCGTTTTTCGAGAGTCAGGATCTGACTTTTCATAATTTCCTCAAAACCATGCTGACAACCTACCTAGATGCGATAGAGAAGCAGATGACTGCGACTTATGTAGAAATTCTTGCAAATAGCATTGCAAAAAGCGGATGGGCAGGAGTTGCAAGTGCAGCAGCCAAGCTTGCTTTAATCAAGGCAGCGTTTGCAGCAGCCAAGGCGGCAGTCAAGGGCTTTTCCACTGGTGGCTACGTCCAAGGCTCGGGCACTGGAACGAGCGACAGCATCCCGGCAAGGCTTTCCAATGGCGAGAGCGTAATGACCGCCAAGGCGACATCGATGTTCAGCCCGATATTATCCGCATTCAACCAGCTAGGAGGTGGTGTTCCTATCGTAGTTAACAACGGAGGCAGCAACATCGGTATGGATATGCTGGCGGCAGCTGTAGCTAGAGGGTATCAGATGGCTCCCCAGCCAGTAGTGAGCGTTGAAGAGATAAACCGCACCCAGCGGAGAGTGCAGACGATAGAGAATATCGGCAGGCTCTAATGGTGTTGTTATTTTATCAAAATTTGCGTTCTGAGCGGTTTTTAGTCGAAGGTGGTAAAGATATACGCCCAAGGCAGTAAAAGCCGCTTAGAGCGCAAATTTTCGGCTTGTTTAGAAAAATTAACTGTTTATGAGATAAACATATCGAAAATAATCGTATCTTTGCAGCGTTTTAAAACTTAAAAATAACGTTTCAATGGCTAAACTCAGAATATACAACGACATCGACAGCCAAGACAACAAGTTTTGGTATCAATGGTTGGGTGGTGACTGCGTATGTTTTCAAGATATAGATGTTTTTGCTGCAAGCATACCGAAAGACGATGATACCATCGATATGCGTATCTTCTGTAATGGCGGCTCGGTTGTCGAAGGCTGGGCAATCTACGACAGACTGAGACAGAGCGGCAAGAAGATAACCTGCACCGTGGAGGGCAAGGCAGCTAGTATGGCAACTATCATTATGCTGGCAGCACCAAAGGCTAACCGCAAGGCATACGAGAACGCAGCCTTTCTCCTTCACAACCCGTGGGTTCCTGGCTGGTGTCTAGGCGACCAGCTGAATGCAAAGGACTTGAAGAACCAGAGCGAGGAAATGCAGATGTGGCAGGACAANNNCGCAAGCGCATCGAAGCGCAACATAGAGCAATTCATTAATTCAAAACAACAAAATCCAAAAGCAATGGAGAAGAAAACAGAAGTAAAGGCTTCTCTCCTTGACAAGATCCTCGCCAAGTTGGGCGTGAAGTCACTGGAGGAAGCAGAGCAGGCGGTGGCAGAGCCACAAGCCAAGGCAGAGCCACAAGCCAAGGTAGAGCCAAAGGCAATGGAACTCAACACAGCGGACGGACAGACACTGACCGTAGAGCGTGAGGAGGGAGATCCGCAGGTTGGCGACAAGGCAAGTCCGGACGGAACGTTTGAAATGCCCGATGGTAAGACAATCGTTGTCGAGGACGGTGTAATCACCGACATTCAGACCGCAGACAACACCGACAATGAGGGCGGTGAGGGCGGTAGCGCATCAAGCACCGACAACGACACCGTAGCCAAGTTGCAGCAGCAGGTAGCAGCACTCAAGCAGCAGTTGAGTGACACCAAGGCACAGCTGGCAGGCGCACAGAAACTCGCAAAGAGCAAGGAAGACATGCGCATCCTGAATGCAGTGAAGATGGCAGGCGGTGCGGAGAAGGTGCTTGCAGGCTTCAGCAGCCACTACCAGCCAGCACAGCGACAGCCAAGCGGCAAGGGTGCAGGCGACAACGTGAACCCAGTCGAGGAAGGCAAGAACGCCATCAAGGAGAGACTTGCCAAGCTCCACGGCAAGCGCAAGAAGTAACCAAGTATTAACCCATTAAATCAGAAGAAAATAATGGAAGGATTTACAAAGAAGCAGCTGGAGAACTTGACACTCCAGCCCGAAAACCTCGCAAGCATCAAGGATGCCGTGCAGGAGACCTTCTACAAGGATGAGGATTTTTCTTCATTCGTGAACATTACGAAGGTCAAGAACGATGACCCTATCGCACTTATCGGTGAGATGGATATGGTCGGCAAGAAGGGTGGCGGTTGCGACCCTACCTACGAAGAGAAGGGCATCGCTAATAGTATGAAGCGTTGGGAACTCGGACAGTGGGAAATCCCTATCAAGATTTGCTACGAGGCATTGAAGGGTTCAATCGCTGAGTACAGCTTGAAGACTGGTACAGAGATTGGCGACCTTACCAGCACCGACTTTATGACAATCTACACCGATGCACTCCAGCGAGCCATTGAGCAGATGATTTGGCGTTTCGGCTGGTTTGGTGACAAGGCGGCAGCACTGGCAGGTTCTGGTGGCGGCAAGCTGACAGCAGGCTCGAACGTTGATATGTTCAACGTCTGTGACGGTCTGTTCAAGCGCATCTTCACAGCCACAGCAGCAAAGAACCATACCACCATCGCAGCCAACAGCGAGACCACGGCAGCAGCGCAGGTTTCAGCATTGCGCAAAAAGGGTACGGCTACAGCACTCGTTGACACCATCTTGATGGACGTGGACACACGTATCATTGACGACAGCAATGCAGTGTTGCTTATGACACGCTCGCTGGCTGACGCATTGACCTACGACATCAAGCAG